CCCCTGGGCTGCCCTATCTGGAAGATGGCCGCTGGCTCTGCCGTCCCCGTTCCTTCTGCGCGAAACACGACCCGTCCCGGCGTCCGCCGAAGTACTGGCACGTTGTGTACGACAGCGGGAAACCCACGCCCTTTGTGCCCGTGCGCGAAGCATTCCAATTGGAGGGCTGACCCATGCTCGCTAAGACCCTGAAAGCGCTGCTCCTGCTCTGCCTGATCCAGGCCGCCCGCACCGTGGCCGATCCGGTCAAGGGCCGCGCTCCCGGCTCGTCGGAACAGCTTCATCGTTCCGGCGAACGGAAGCACGGGCGCAGCGCACCCTTGAACGCCTCCCCCCTGAAACAGCCTCCGCTGGGGAGTGTGGGGCAGCTTCTCCGCCCCGCGCTACCGAGCCCTCGGCGGCAAGAGCGGGATGACAAGGGCAGAGCCCTTGGTGTTGCTCTGCGGGTTCCAAGGGGAAGGGTTCCCCTTGGCCGTTGGCGACGACGTTGCGATAGGGATCGTTACCCGGATGGGCCGAGACGAACACCCGTGGTTGGCTTGGTTCGCTAGCGAATAGAGCCCGGCCCGAAGGGATCGCCCCACACATCACTTTCACCCAACACCGCTGAATGAAGGCGAAACAGCCGAATTTGCAGCAGCGGGACAACTCACGCCGAAAAAGGCGAATTGAAGGAGAAACACCGATGAACATGTTTGCAACCCAAGGCGGCGTCGTCGAACTGTGGGTCACCAAGACCGACACCTATACCTCGACCAAGACCGGGGAAATCTACGCCTCGGTCCAGTCCATCGCCCCGATCCCGGAAGGTGCCCGTGGCAACGCCAAGGGCTTCGAGATCAGCGAATACAACATCGAGCCGACCCTGCTGGACGGCATCGTCTTCGAAGGCCAGCCGGTGCTCTGCAAGTTCGCCAGCGTGGTCCGTCCGACCCAAGACCGTTTCGGCCGG